GTTTCCCAGTCACGATCGGGACGGCTCAGGAACTCGCGCTTTATATGTTACCTGCGAGCCGGATTCGTAGCTAACTGATTTCGAGCCAACGCCGTCAAGTGATTTGGATTCTGCCGCAACTAATCCGCCAGCAAGTACAGTTGCATCAAGTGACAATCTGCCAGCCTGCTGTAGTTCAACGGCCTTGAGTGCCGCTTTACTAATATCAGCAATCGCAACAACATCAGTTGGCAAGCTCATTGCCTGCGCTGAGTCTAACTCTTGGCCTTTGAAAGTGTAATAGGTATCAATGAAGTCAGCAGATAAAATCAAATCCTGATCAAGTGTTGCATTGCTAACAACAATCCCGCGCTCTGCTGCGTAGGCTTCATATAAAGCTGCTGTGGTGTATGAATTCGTGCCGAGTGTAGCCATTACTTACCCCCGAAGGCAAACAAAGCTGCAATAGCTGCCGGACTAAGTAAGGTTGAAACCAAAAGCCAACTAATCTTTCCGCCGAAGTTTCTGATGCTGTCAATCATCGGCTGATTTGCTGCCGCTTGCTCGCGTAAAGCTCTGACATCCTTTGTCAGTTCAGTTGATTGTGCCGCAACGTGGTCATGCTTGACCATATACTGCTGAAGGGTAACAACTAAATCCTGAATAGCCTTTGTCGATGACTTTTGACTTTCAATCATGTCACGGGAGAAACTGCGTATCTCGATGATCTCCCTGTCGTGTTGGTCTACTTTCTTCTGAATGCTGCCGATCAGTTCTTCGCTCATGTTTCATGGCCTTACATAAATTTAGAATCACTATTAGAGCGATTATAGTTTGAACTGTCACCAGTACGCAAACTACGATTAATATGTGTTCGTTCAACGGCTGCACTCCCTAGCACCGCAAACAGCACGTCTAAAGGTATCGAAAACTCTTGACGTATAGCGTGCGCCTTATAAATCATTGATACGTTTGCCATTTGATCTAACAGCATTATACCATTTAATAACAGGCTAGTACCAATAATAGCGGCATACGCTAAATAAATCCTTGTGAAATTGTGATGAAAACTTGATAAAGCGATGACAGATACAAGCGCCAGGCTATCTAAGCTACATTGAATGGCGTATGTGCCGTAGGTTGTTTCGCTGTCGGCAATAAACGTATCAAAGATGCCGCTAACAGAAGTTATTAAGAATGTGACGTAGTAGGCAATGATTAGAAAGCAGAGGTTTAACCCTCTGCCACTAAACAGCCATATTGCCACAATGACAATCAAAGCTGCTTCGTTACTCATTTTTTAGCTGGCTTCTTGCCATTTGAGTTAACTGGCTTTTCTTTGATTGGCGTGCTTTGCTTGGGCATTTATAATTCTCCAAAGTTAAGTTATCGCCGTGACTCATCCTGAGAATCTCCGGCGATTTAGTATAGCATTTAATTAGCAGGCATACGCAAGAAGCCTGCATCGTATAGCTCAGCTATGGCTGCATCAACGCCAATGCGGTTAGGTTTTGCTATTGCATTGTAAGCAGCATCAACCACGCGCTTTTTCTCTGCTTCGGCTTTGCGGTTGTGGTCTAGTGGGCGGAATCTGTCAATCATCGTTGCGTATCTTAATGTCCCGCTTCTTTCAAATGGTGCAACTATCAAATCGCCCCTATAGTGATGATGAGCCACAACAAAAACAATTTCCCACTGCTTTTCTGTTTGATAATTAAACTCAACTTTCTCACCAACAGGCGGCAAAGCAACAGCTTTTTGCGCTTCGTAATCGTACCAATCGCTTGCATTCTCAGCATTTGACTTACTTTCTGGGATTTCACTTACAGACAGATAGCTTGTGTCTGCTGGTTTGTAGCGTTGGTCGGTGATGCGGAATGATTTAATTTTGCCCCAATTCCAAACATCAACAGAATCCCCACCACTTGCGCTTAAATCACCTTCAATACAAACAATAACATCATCCGGCAAATCAGGCTTCTCACTATTAGTCGGATATTCAACGCCATAACGATAGCCGTTGATGTAGCCAAGTTCTTTAGCGTGCCTTTGAATTATCTCAATAGGTACATTTGCGCCAAGATCAGTGAACCAAACTGCCTCAATATTTTTTGGCAGCAATCCCTTTGTTTCATGGCAATAATTAGTTATAGCTGCCATTAATCTTTCTTTATCCATTTTCCAAACCTCATTAGTTAATCGAATCCTAAATGTATCACATCTGCGCCACCTGTCAACAGAAAAAACAAAACCAGCACAAGGCTGGTCTGTTTGCTGCGGCTTCGGCACTTAGCAGCTAAAGCGGAAAGGTAGAAACCGTACTATGTCAACGGAAAGAACCTGCCTTCAACAATTTCAACAAGGAAGCTAATGCGAGCAGAGGAAGGCTGCTCTAGTCTTTAACCTTGCATCGGCCATTGTTGCCAAGCCATGAGGTAATTTCAATAGATTAGCGCAACGCTTTGAAATAGGCAATAAAAAAGGCGACCGAAGCCGCCTGATTTTATTTTGTTGGCTATTAACCCAACAGTAACGCAGTATGCTCTGGCTTGATGTTTTTAACACCCCAAGCAAGCGCAATTTCGTAACGGATTTTGCGGTAGCCTGGATAGATCGACACTTCAAAAGCCAAACCTGAACGCGGGTCTTGAATAGTCATTACATCAAGAGCCATGTCGCCTTCTTCTGGTCGTTGTGGCATACGAGTAGCCAATACGATAGCAGAGCGGTTAAATGCCATGTTGCGAGCCGAACTGTTAACTAAAGTGATTGCCGCATTATCAGCAACAGCTTTGCGCAAGCCTGGAGCAGCCAATACTAAAGTGCCTGCACCAGTTACGCCAGTTGCTACAACATACTGGTTTGTGTCGCCTGCGAAAGTAACAACATCACCAGCCAATACAGCGCCAGTGCCAGTATCAACAACAATTGAGGTTGCACCGATTGGATAGCCTGCGCCGTTGTTTACTAAGTAGCCAGCGCCAGCGCCTTTTGTAAAGTTAACAACCTGACCAGATTCACGAATTGCCATGCCTGATAAGGTTTGGAAAACGCCTTGGTTCATAATTGTTGGCTCAAAGGCAACAGATGCGTTTGATTGCTTACCTAAGAAAATTGCACCAGCAGAAGTGTTAACTACTAAGTGGTTATCTTGAGTTGGCGAGCCGTTATCTTTCAGGATTTTTAAAGCCTGAGTTGCGTCAGTAAAATCGCCAGATGTACCGAATGGAGTAGTGCCAGCAGTACCGAAAGCGCGTGACATAGTGCTATGCAAGCCACAAAGGTCAGCTTCAATTTCGTTAACCAAAGTACGCATAGCTTGTGCAATTTGGTTTACTCGAATGTTACCATAACCTACACCAGAGTTTAAGCCAACTTGCTCGTTACCTTCCCAAGAGAAAGGAACAGCTTTTGCTTTGTTGATAACGATAGCGACGTTGTCGATAGTTTGATCAGCAGCAGCAGGCACGCCCATTGCCGGAGTGATGCTTGAGCTAGTGTTAGTCGGAACAACTGGCACGCGAACTGATTGGCCTTCAGCAGCGCGATCAACGCGAGCATCCATTGTAACAGCAGGAATCATACCAACTAATTCACGCGATACAACGTCAAGCGCTGCGTACAGGTCAGGAACTAAATTTGTTAAAGTGTTAGCCATTTTAAAGCCCTCAAATGTTTATTAGGTGACTACGCCACCGGATTTAATGAAACTCATTTTCTCGGCCGGATTCATTGACTCGAATTGGCCGCGTGTGGCTTTAGGTTTGTTGGCACCGCCTTGACCTGTTGAGCCTTGAGCATTGCCACCGCCTTTGGTAACAACACCTGCTTTAAGCAGTGGAGCAAAGCTATCATCTTTCAACAACTCCGCTTTGAACCCTGCCAAATCTAACGACGAGGCACCGCCATCATCATTTAAAAATGTTACTTTGCCCGTTTCTGGGTCAATGTCGATACGGTCTGCAACTAGGCGCTTGAATGCTTTACTGCCTGAGTCTGTTGCTAGCTCGCTTGCTAAATCTGCTACAAGTGCAGAGCGCTTTTCGGTCTTGATGCTATTGGTCAATCGGTCAATGCGCGATTGAAACTCTTTAGCTGTCTCACCATGTCTGCGCTCAAGGTCGGCAATGATTTCATCTGTCTTGCCTTCAGCCTTCAGCTTTTCAAGTGCCTTACGCTCTGCCTCAGCCAGCTTCTCAGCTTGCTGCTTTTCAAATTCTGATAAACGGCTTTTGACCGTCTTGTTTTCTTCTTTGACGTTAAACGCTAGTTGCTTTAGCGCTAGGCTGTCTTTGTCTTGATAGCCTTTCTTGCCGTCAATTTCTACTTCTACAAACTGATCGCGCCAATCTTCAGGCACTTTGTCCAATGATTCAACAAACATTATAGGCACCGCCTTTGGTTATGATGCACCGCATCGCTTTAGTGATTTTATACCTGTCTTACTAAACCGTCAAATTATCGCCACTATCGATGGCATCAAGCACTGATTCGGCATCATCCATCGACCAGCCGCCTTCTGCTAGTTCACGGATTGCCAACTCTCGCGGCTTGAGTCCTGCAAAGACTAGCTCCATAATCACGCGCACCTCATCGACTGACAGCTTGGATTTGGCGAACGTGCGCGGAAGGCTGATAACTACTTGATCTGCATTCTGCTCAATGGCATCAGCGCCCCATAAGCCCTCAAACATGCCGCAGTATAAAATAGCTTTCTGATATGCAGACTCTAAGCCTTGAGCCAATGCAACTAAGCGAGCGTTATTCTCTGCTGCTGCAATCTCTGCTTCTGTAGCTGTTGCGGCTTTAACGTCACCTTGAAGCACTGCGCCCATTTGACGCGCTTCTTGTGTGTTGCGCTCAAAGTATGACTCGTATGGTTGAACTGACGTTTCACAGCCAATGACCTCAACTGTGCAGCCTTCTGGCAGCGTGTTGCGACTGCCTGAGCCTGTTCGATCGTGACTGGGAAAC